AATACATAATCATCATTATTTGTTCTACCACTTCTATAAATGTCCCAACCATCAAAACCACCCGCCACTGCAAATGTAAATTTACGGTAGCTAATGTTTGATAGTAATCCTTTATCAGTACCTTCTAAATTATATGGTGTTGATTGGTAGGCATAACCCGAAGGTGTTGAACCTGTTATAGTTGCCGCTTGTGAAGACAAGTGAAAACCGTAAGTTACTCCGTCAGCCGTTGTACCCTTATATTTTAATAAATCATTATCGTAACCAAATTGTGAAGAAAGACCTAAAGAAACTTTCTTAACCTTATCTCCACTAGAAGTAATTGGTGTTCCATCAGCTTCATATCCCGTAACATCACCAGCGTTGTAGTAAAGAGTCTTGAATAGTGCACTACCTAATGTTGTACCTGAGAATGAAATATTTGATGTAAATCCTTTAAAACCTGCAGGTATTGCATCACTCGGATGATTATCCGCCATCTCCAACATGATATATTTAGAACGTAATTCAAATTCACCATCTGAAGTTCCAACTTTTCTACCAATATACCCAACTGAATCAGGATTCATTGAACATCTTGAAAATTTCTCAATAATCACTTGGTTATTGTCAGTATCGTTAAAATCACGTACCAATAAATCAAATTCGATTGTATCTAAATCAATATTAATAATTGATATTTTAACTTGGTTGTTTGCATCCTCACCATCTGAAATTGTAATAACTCGGAATAAATCGGAAACCGAACCACCTCGAACTTCAGAAACTACCCATGGTGAAACAGGAGTCTGCCAATCAGTTAAAAAATTATTTCCATCTAATTCATAAGCCTCATCTAAACTCAATCCAAGAATGTAACCCTTTTCGTATGCTTTAGCTAATAAATTAGGATATACTTCATGTACATATAATGGAAAATCTGAATATGATTTATCATAAACATCCGTTCCTAAAACTTTAGTAATATATTTTGATGATGTCACATCTAAAGAAATTGTAAATTCTTTAGTACCACTTGTTATTCCTGTTGTGTTAATTAAGAACTCACCTAATGGATTCGTCCCAATAGTACCACCTGAAACATTAGATAATGAGAAACTTGTGTTACCCGTTACCTCTAATGTTAATTTTTCATTAACATAACGACCTCTTGAACGTAAAGCCGCAACTGTTACATTATGATAATCGGTATTTAATTCCGCACTATATTTGTATCTTTTTACGTTAAAAGTGTTTCCAGTCGAACTCCAAACGAATGAGTAAGAATAAACACCATCAACCGTATCCATAGTTGCACCCGTAAGATGGTAATAAACATTATACCAATCTATTGTGTTGTTTAATGAAACGGGTGATGTTAAAGTTGTGCCCGTTAAACCTGAAAGTGCTGAATCCGGTAAAAGACCAATCGTAAAATAAGAACCGGTACTACCCGTAAAACCACTAAAGTTTTGTACAATATAGTTAGTCACCGAAGTTGTTCCGTCAGATGATGTTTTACCTGATAATTCAGCATAATAAGTTGCTCCTGTAATTGTTGCTGTCGTTGCAGACATTACCGTAGTTCCTGACGATGGTGTTGTGGCTGTATCAACAATCACACCACCTATAGTTTTTACACCAAAAGTTTTATAAGGTTTATGTCCTGTTAAACCCAATACTCTTGTTACGAATAATTGGTTTGACTCTTGTAAATAAGATTTTGCTACGTAAGGTAACTCATATTTTGGATTATTTGCACTATCCTTTTCAGGGGATGTACCGCCAAAATAAGTTTTGAATTCATCGAAATTAGAAATTAAAATTGGTTCAAATGCGGGACCTTTTAGTGTCTCACCAACTAATCCCAATGTTGTTACTCCGACACTTTGCGCTACGAATGTTAAGTCTTTCTCGGATGTGTAAACTCCGGGAGAAACGAATACTCTGTTTGAATTTGCCATTGATTAATGTTTGGTTAAAAATTTTTTATTAGTTTTATTATAAATATCTTTGTTTTTACCAAAGATTTCGATACTTTTCACATAAAAGATAGTAAATTATCTTTTTATATCTTTATTTATCTTTTATGGAAGAAAACAAATCTAAAAACGTAAAAATTGGTGAAAAACACCATGAGATGTTAAAAACCCATTGTGAAAAAAATGGATTAAAAATTTATAAAGTTTTAGAAAGGTGGATAGAAGACTATTGTAAACCCAAAAAGAAAGATATGTACGGCGATTAGTATAAATAAGTCACACCAATTCTTGAACCAATAAACGGAGTCCCCAATAATTTAATACCTCGTATTCCATCAATATCATAACCTGAACCTTCTTCTTCTTGAAGACCGTTAATATCAACCGATACGACACTATTAATTGCATTATTTACTTGAAATATTAATGTTGAACCATCGTATTCAAAATATTCTGTAGCAACTTGTAAAATTTTACCGTAGTTATCTAACAATATATTATTTCTACCTTTATAATATGAAATTGTAACTGTACTTCCATCCAATGGAGGTGTGTCAAATGACACTTTTGATGTATATGCAATATGATAATAATCGGTATCTCTTTCTTGCATCAAACCATTAACTGAAACATTAAATAATATACCAACACTTTCACCCACACTAAATGACGTTTGTAAACCATCCGCAGGGAAAGTGACTATTGTAACGTCAACAGTATTATTAAGATATTTTTTTCTCGGTGCACCTTCTCTTGCAAATTCATTTAATAAAAAGAATCTACTAATAGCGGGTTTAATTTCAAAGTCATCACTATCAATTAAAAAACCTAACATTGTAAATTTATAATTTTGTATATAATATCTACGACCATCTATAGTGTCTAATGGTGTGGTATCATTAACAGAATCTAATATGATTGGTATATAGTGTCCCTTAACTGTCGTATATGCTTGTCGAGATGAAAACTTTTGTAAAACCTTTTGATTAAATTTATTTAATTCCCTAAACTTTGTACAAACAATTGTAACCTCAAATGTAATATCAACCGCAACAGGTTGTGGTATTCTATAAATGTCAGCACCAACTTGTGTACCATTCCATGTCGGTACCGATGCGTAGAAAAATGTGTCTCTGTCAGGAATCGTTCTTTGAGTAACCGGATTTGTACCAGGTTGAACATCGGGTTGTCTAACAATTGCAATAAATGGTAATTTAATGTTTCTATCCTCATCAACAAATTCCCAGCTATTTTCTAACTCAGCCCATCTTTGGATTGTCAAAATTTTTGGAATAATTGGTATTTGCTCACCATCAGAAACTATTTTAAAATTTTCCTTAATGAAATCTAACATACCTAAATCTAAATCATCATGTAATATAGAATCGGGCAAGTATGAATCAGATTTAGTAATTCTATCCAATAATTCTTGTCTTCTAACCGGTGCACTATACATATCCTTATTTGAATTGTATACGTCTATGTTATTTTTTCTTTTAGGTATTCCCATTTTATACTCCTCTAAATTCTGTCTCTTGTGCCGGTGCACATGTTATTGTTCTATAGAATGGTTTGTATCCAAACATATTATGTTTTCCATCTGAAACAACTTTACCATCATTTGTAACCTGATAGAACCTTACTCTTTCTTCACTTTCAGGATAACCAATGTAATCACCGTATTTTATATCAACACCTAATTCTTGTAAATGCTTAATATAAACTGATACGGTAATGTTACCCGGCTCATTAAATCTTACTAAACCCGCCTTATATGATTTATTGGTTGGTGCGTCTATTTTAACTAACGCATTAAATTCAATAGGTGGAAAATATTTAATTTGGTCTTTACCAACCTCACCATACACATCATCGGTTGTTGTTCTTGTTGTATCTACACGATACAAAACCAACTTCATATTCAAGTCCCCATGTAGATACTCTGTACCCATTTGTACATTCAAATCAAAGTCATCATTTGATAAGAATTTTGACAGTCTTGTGATAGGTAATTTGTTTTCCATATCCTTATAAATAGTGGATTTTTACGAACTTATTATTTATATTATAAATTATGGAAATAATGATTCCCGAGATAGAAGCAAGAAACATACTTTTAACATATGAAGGGTCTAATAATCAATTATTGGATTGGAAGAAAAAATTTGTGGAACTTAAAAGTTTTAAACTTACAAGACCACAAGCCGAATATGTACAAAAATATCATACAGTAACTCCAAAGGTTGCAAGAAAATACATTAACATTGTAAGTACATTCGGTGAGAAACTCGCTGATGATAAATTATTACCTTCCATACCGGAGAATATATGGTGTGAGAAGTTATTATGTGAATCTGATAAGGCATATCATATTTGGGGAAAGTTATTTGAAAAAGAAAAACTTAGCGCAATGTGGCTACCTAAGGCCGCAATTATGCAAGAAGAAAAAAAGTTAAATCGTGTAATTGATTATTCAAAATACGATATCCGTCCACCAATGGAACACCAAAAGATTGCAATTGAAAAACTATTAGCAAATAATAAATTTATTTTAGCTGATGATATGGGACTTGGTAAAACAACGTCCGCGGTTATTGGTGCTCTTGAGTGTGAAGCAAAAAAGATTTTGATAGTATGTCCCGCCTCATTGAAAATCAATTGGGAGAGAGAGATTAAGAACTATTCAGACAGACGCGTACTAATTGTCGAAGGACGTAAATGGGGTTCGACATTTGACTTTTATATTATAAACTATGATATCATTAAAAACTACCACTCAACAGATAACTCTAAAGATAGCGATGACTATAAGTTATTGGTTAATGCCGGCTTTGACTTGGCAATCGTAGATGAAGCACATTATATTTCAAATGCTACCGCAAATAGGACTCGTTTATTAAATGATGTTCTTGAGCAGATTCCAAAGGTGTGGTTACTAACCGGTACACCAATGACATCAAGACCGATTAACTATTACAATTTACTAAAAATTGTTGAGTCACCATTGGCATTGAATTGGCAATCATATGTTCGTCGTTATTGTGCGGGATATCAATTTAGAGTCGGTAATCGTAAGGTATGGAATACGAATGGCGCAAGTAATTTGGATGAACTTCGTGAACGCACAAAAAACTTAGTTCTTCGTAGAATGAAAAATGAGATTCTTGATTTACCTGAAAAAATTGTAACACCCGTATTTGTCGAACTTAATAGTAAGATGTACGATGAGGAGTTAGAAGAATTTGCACGTATTACCAATGACAAAAAGAATGATGAAACAATTACTGTCACATTAAATCGCTTAATGAAGATACGTCAATTAATTTCATATGAAAAGATACCTTACACTTGTGAGTTGATTGATAAATGTTTGGAACAAGGTAAAAAGGTAATCATATTAACCAACTTTACTATGACATTGGATATGTTACATGAGAAATACAAAAAGAACTCAGTAACGCTTGATGGCCGTATGAATAAAGATAAACGTCAAGAAAATGTTGATAGATTTCAGACAGATGATAAAATAAAAGTGTTTATTGGAAACATTAAAGCTGCCGGTGTTGGTATTACTTTAACTGCGGCTGAAGTTGTTATTATGAATGACTTATCATTTGTGCCCGCAGACCACTCTCAAGGTGAAGATAGAGCATATAGATATGGACAAAAAAATAGTGTACTTGTTTACTATCCTGTATTTGAAAATACTATTGAAAAAATTATCTATAATATTCTACAGAAGAAAAAGAATGTCATCGACCAAGTTATGGGAGACGGAGAATATTCTGAAACTTTTGGTAAAGACTTATTAAAACAACTTATGTAAACAAGAAGTCTTTTAATTCATTTAAAACACCTTTTAATAATTCATTTAAATTTTCATCTTTTGGGTTCCCAATAAATACTTCAATCTTTTTGCCTTGTAAATCAACACTCGCTCTGTTTTCACCCTCACCCATTTTATAGGAGAATTCATAATTGTATCTACCACCAATTTCAAAAAGTTCTATTAATATCTTGTTCATATCTTAAATATAAAGTATTTATAAGAATAAATCAATTATGGCATCATCAATTATTACTACCGAAGAAAAAGAAAAGTTATACACACAAGTATTTCATTTATTAGGTATGCCTGTTCGTGGTATTGAACTTACCGAAGAACAGATGGACACTTTTTTAGAATTATCTTTATCAGAATATGAGCAATACGTTTCAGATTGGTTAATTGAATCACAATGGTCATCGTTGGCTAATCTAAATGTTGATACCGCTTCATTAGCACGAGCTTTTACAACAAGAAGTTTAGATTATGAAACACAATTCACACACGCCTATTCTAAAATTGTTGGATTACAGACGGGTGGTGATAGTGAACTAAAAAAAGATTATTTCACAGTTTCAGGTGGTACACAAACATATATTTTACCTGCGGGTCGTGAAATTAATGAGTTATTATGGTTTACACGTGCTGAGTTAACAGATTCTATTATTGACCCATTCTTGGGTGGATTTGGTGGTATAGGTGGTGTAGGTTTTGGTGGTATTGGTGGTTTTGCACAAATTGGTTCTGCAGGTTCTTACTTTATGATGCCTGCTAACGACCTTTTATTGAGAATGCAAGACAGAAGCATCAAGAATAGATTGATTGGTGGAGATTTAACTTATAGAATTACAGCGGGTTCTGAAGGAACTAAAATAGTACACTTATACAACGTACCGGGAGGTAGATTTGACTTTGGTTCTACACAATCAAACAATTACCAAGTTTGGTATTGGTATTATGAAACAAATACCAAAGATAGAGATGAGTGTCTTGCTAAAAATAAAGATATTATTAGATTACCCTCAGATGTTCAAACAGAAGAATTAAAATGGTCTGACTTAAATCAACCCGCACAAAACTGGGTTAGAAAATATCTTATCGCATATTCTAAAGAAGGTTTAGGTAGAATTTGGGGTAAATTCAGTGGAGACCTTAAAGTTCCAGATTCTGAATTAAAATTAGATTACACTTCGTTACTTACAGAAGGCAAAGATGAAAAATCTAAATTGGTTGAAGAATTAATGGCAAGACTTGAAAGACTTCGCCCCGACAAACTTCTCGAAAGAAAAGGTGCCGAGGCTGAAAATCTTAATAAGTCATTGAAATTTAGAGCATTCCAAACTCCAATCACAACATTCTAAACTTCAACCGCGTGTAACACGGCATCAGTATCGGTATTACCGATAATTTCGTCCTCATTACTTACAGTACTTGCAGCTTGTAAAAGTAGTACCTTTCTATTGTGGTCTACCCAATATGAATCGACAAGTTCCAAACTATCTTCTACATACATAAAGAATGGGTCACGACCTACTTTATTCCAAAATACAACCTCACTATCTGATAAGGTCATAACCTCATCAAACTTATCTTGTCCACTTTCTTTTAATGGAAAACCATTAACAAGTTCACATTGTAGTTTAGTGAAGTATTGTCTATCCTTAGGGTCTTCAATAAGAATATCCTCACGAATATTAGGATTGAACGCAACTAACAATGGTTCCACTCGTTTATTAAAGTTTGTTAAATAACGAGGAACATTATAGTCACCCAATAAATCAGGATTGCTTGTAATCTCCTTCTCATCAATCATATAACAATTAACTTCAATAAATCCATCAGGCATTTGAACACCGTGTTTAGCTAAGAATTCTTCTTGTTGTTTCTTTGTCGGCTTTGTTATTTTTTGAACATCACCCGAAGATTTTTTATCACCATTATTGATATAATATATAGTATCACCAAGACCCGCGGGATAATCATTTAATACAATTAATTCCATATGTGCCTGTCTTGACATAAGAGAACCCGACTTTGTGGTTTTTTTTACATATTTCTTGTATTCATCAATTGATTGTTTAACACGTGCTTTATTTGCAATCTTTGATAATGGAATTTCTTTATTGTAAATCTTCTCCACATAATCATAGTACAATTCAACAAAAGATAAACCATCACCATTAAGAAGATATTTGAAACCCTCATCCAAGAACTCAACAACATATTGTTGTAACTTTTTTGATTTAATTGTATTACCTGTAAGTTTAATCTTCTCCTTACCCTTCTTAATCAATTTGATAATATAGTTCTTACGAGATACATTAATACAAGATGGTGCCGTGTAGTCAATATCAAGACCCATTTCGTTTCGCATAAAGATATCATTAAATTCTGCAGTGTCAGCTTCAATACCGTGGTATTCCTTACCTTCAATAACTAACTCATTTAAACCCCTACCAATGTAAACAGTATCCTTTGCACTTTCAGGTGTTTCAAAGTTTACACCGTCCGTATCCATTACAAGTGGTTTATAGCCCTTTCTCATATAGAACATAATCATCATACGAAGACATTGACGACCAATACACGTAATTGTTTCACCTGAATCCATTTCCGCCCAAGGAAATACGAGTGGTGCTGATAATGAACCAAAGTAAGCATTGATAAAAATCTTAATAGGTAATTGCTTGCGGTCATACATTTCGGATGCTACGGGGTCACTATCTTTCAATTCACCGGCAAGGTGTTTATACTTAATACGAATGTTACGGAAATACTTCAACATGGATTTCTGTACACCCATAACATCACACTCGGGGAACACATCATACACCAACTGAATTGATGGATATAAAGACGAGTAGTCAAATTTTACAATGTTCTTTGCAAATCCAACATTTAATAAACGAGATAAACCACCTGTGAATGGTCGTTTGGTGTCCTTTGCGGGTATTGCTAAGTTATGTTCATATGACCACGCTAACATAATTATTTTCCATAATGTGGCGGTACCCATTGTTGCAATCCTCTCATACGTTGTTGGTATAAGTTTTGAAAGTAAGAATGTGGACTGCGAGAATGAATCATCGACAATCATTGTCTCATAAAGGTCATCATCAAGATATTGCTCAACAATCTTCCTACCCGTCCATATTTCAAATTTGCCTGGGAATCTTGTTAGTAAATCCTGTGTACCAGGCTCACCAATCATTTTATAACCACCCGTTTTGGGATTTACATAATAACTTTCATTCTCAAGATATATTTCAGAAATCTTATTACCTTTTACATAAACCCGATTCGGTTTTTCTTTTTCCAAATATGTGGTGATATACTTTAAACCCCAAGATTTAATCTCTGAGTTAATTGCCTGTGCCCTACGAACCGAATGTGCAATATCAATAATATTGAATCCCCAAATTACATGTTGGACATAATCCTCCATCTCATTGGCAAGTTTTAATATGCCCTTCTTTTCTTTAATTCCCGTACCCGTCAAGATTTTAGTTAAACCTTGAACATCAACACCTAAAATTTCTGCACGTTTTAGGATAAATGGAAAGTCAAAGAATGCGGAGTTATAACCGGCAATGATAGTTGGTTTATATTCTCTAATTAAATTAAAGAATCTTTCAATACATTTTTTTTCACCATCTTCACCAAATGCGGGAATGGTTTCTTGTAGACCATGGTTATCCTTAACTCCAATCAAAATGATTTTACAAGTTTCAGGGTCTAAACCTGTGGTCTCAATATCGAATACAAATCGATACACGTCAGCATAATCCTCAATACCTTTGAATAGTCGTTTTCTTGTTTGAACAAGATACTGTTCTACCGGCGATAATATAGTAAAACATTTTTTGGTTTCTTCACCCCAAGGGTCAATACCTCCCGTTTTAAAAAAGCTTATTAAATCAGTATACGTCTTGATACTTTTAACCAAGAATTTCATTCCAGCTTCAAGTCGTTCATCGCCGTGAGTATCCAACTTATCAATTATGATACCGTACTTACCCATCATTTGTTTTTGCTTTTGCTTGGAACCTCCGTAGAAATTAAACTCGGTTAAATCGCCAACCCATAGAAATGGAACGAATGAATCTGATTTTACAATCTTACCCTTCTCGGGGTCTTGAATAATTTTGGAAATTACGTTTGTGGGGTAGTCATACTCGACTCCAACGATGTATTTCTCATCGTCACCCCCGTTCAGGAAGCTCTCGATAACCTCCTGTGAGATTACTTCTTTCATACTTTATTTGTTTAAGTGACACATTAGCTTACGGTACTTCCGTAGTTAGTCTTGATTTACAAATATAAATATAAAATCCTTACTTATCAAATTATGTTAATGTATAGTTTTTCTCTGATTGGTAAAATTAAAATATTACTATCTTCAAATGTTACAGTAATTGTACCCTCAAACCTACCCTTTATTGATGTTTGCTCAACAGTAAATCTGTGTGTAATATATAATTCATCTGTTGTTTGATTAAACAACTTTGTTCTTAATGATAACAAACAAGAACTACCCAATATCGAATATTCATTTGTTTTGACATCAAACATATCAAATGTAATAGTCGCATTTTCCAATAGGTCGTTAAATGATGATTTATCGTTTTTACCATCATCAATCAATCTCATTTTTAATATTGGGTCAGTTGCACCCTGTCTAATAAAAAATTCCATATTCTATAATATTATGTTAATCTAATTAATACAAAACTACCACTTCTATATAGTCCTTGTAATGGCACTCCTCCCGTGGCGGCGGCGGTGTCATTAATAAAACTTGACGTTACATTTGTTAAAATGTTATACCCGTTTGTGGTTATTGAATTATTAATTGTTACGCTACCCGTAACGTTTAACGAGCCTGTTATTTGAACACTACCAGTAAATACGTGTCTATCATCTAATGAATTACCAAAGTTTGAAGAACCACTTATTGTTTCAGTTACTATATTTGCGATAGATGAACTCAAAATATATTGTTGTGCGGTTAAAGAACCACTAACAACTAAATTACCATTGATGGTTTGACTTCCGGTAAATACGTGAGAGCCACTATCAACCAAAACTTGTCTCAATACGGATAATGTAGATTTATATGTTGTTCCACCATGTACAACTGCCGTTACTCCACTTAACGGTGGTGCTAATGAACTTGATAATTCCGATATTTTCTTTCCTGCCATTTTTATAAATAGTTAATATAGTATTATATTATTGTCGTCCGTTAATATTTTATCACCATCTTCATAAAGTAATTCGTTATCAAAATAACCGATTAAATTAAGATTTAACGTATCACAAGGTTCGTTACATTCAACAATATCATAATTTGGTTTTATATCTGTTTTATAGTGATTTTTAACCTCTAAAAAGTTTAATGGTAATTCATAATAAACTATATTTTTTAGTAAAAACTCGGTTTCACCTAAATGTAAATTATTTGAACCCGTAGTACCGCCACCCCATATTTGAGCCATAGTATTATCAGACCCTCTTAATGATGGAATAACTTCTTCCCAATTTTTTAGTTTATATATTCGTTGACCATTTAAATAAATTATTAATGTACCAAGTCTTTTATTTTGACTATTGGCCCATTTTTCATTTAATTGTTCAATATACGTTACTTGTTCGGTGGCTCCCGTCATGGTTTCTGTTGGATTTGTCACCGTAACACCAGTTATTAAATCATTCCAACCGCCCTCATTTTCTAAGTCACATATTTCATAATAAGCATTTCTTTCAAATGTTATTGTTAAGTTGAAATCATTTGACGTACCACTTAAACAAAGAACATCGGTCCTACCAGTTGAGTTATAAAAAGATTCTGTAAATCCCGATGTTGAATGGCAATAACCTGAATATCTATATGCTTCCCACATTACTCTACCATCATTGGTAAATGAAAACGACAAGTTATTATCCGCATAATATCTTACATTTGTTTCATCTTGTATACCCCAATAATAAAAAGTGGAACCACTTATCCACGGATTATTGTCTCTATTAAATACAAAATCCAAAGTCCAACCTTTTTCAGTTCTTCTTCTTATTGTGGGATTATTACCGCCTATTTCGTATATTGTTGACATGTTAGTATAATCTTTCTATTTAAATTTTTTTTAAGATAATTTTATGTAACCGTAATTAATTGTTTGTGAAGCCCCACTATTATTTGTTATACCAAAATTAAATACATTTGAAGTATTTGGTGCATATGATGTTGGTGTATTTGCAATACTACCATTTGTTCCTATAATTTGGTCAGGTATTGCAGTTAAAACTAATGCATTACCCAGTGTGTAATACCAACCATATTGAGAACCCACTACAGGTACATTTGTATTTGAGGTTGTTACAGTTGCATTCCAAGTGATAATACCATTTGGAATATTACCATTTACCCACATTGTATATGAAGCACCAGATTCAACTGTAAAACTTTGTGTTGATGCGCCCGCCGGTACTGTCCAAGACCCCGTTGTTTTTAATGTGGCATTTGTGGGGCTTGTTCCTGATGAACCTGAACTACCACTCGTACCTGATGAACCCGAACTGCCGTTAGAACCTGAACTACCGTTAGAACCTGAAGTACCTGAAGAACCAAATGTTCCTGAACTACCGTTAGAACCGGATGTTCCTGAAGAACCATTACTTCCACTAACACCGGAAGTTCCATTCGTACCAACACCCGATGTCCCACTAGTTCCTGACCATCCATTTATTTGTTTAATATTAACATAACACATTGCAGTTTGTAAACCACCTGTTGAATTACTAAAAGGACAACTAATTGCAACTTCGGTAATTCCTGTTGTGGTGATAATTGTATCCGCTACTGGTTGCCAAGCCGCAGGTGCGGTACTAGAAACTATTAACACACCGCCTGTATTACTTATTTGGTTATTTCCACTAGTTACATTAATCCAACAATAATTTAATTCAGCATTACTAACACTATTTGCAAGTGCGAACGATGCATTCAAATTATATGTTTTATTTGCTGCAAGTGTAAAAATACCAGTACTACTATTATATGAAATTGAACCGTTACTTGTTGTTGTACCCGATAAAATAAATTTATTACCTGTAGTTGGTACTGTTGATGTTGATGGTCTAAAATATAACCAATCATTATCCACATAACCTGATGTTCCACTTGTACCTGACGTACCAATACCTGATGTTCCACTACTACCTGTTGAACCTGAAGAACCACTTGAACCTGAACTACCATTAATTCCTGAGCTACCCGCAGAACCTGATATTCCATTTGTCCCTGAAGAACCACTTGAACCTGAACTACCATTAATTCCTGAGCTACCCGCAGAACCTGATATTCCATTTGTCCCTGAAGAACCAGTTCCTCCCGATGTACCTGAACTACCTCCTGAACCTGCGGTACCATTAGTTCCTGAAGAACCTATTCCTCCTGATGTTCCCGAACTACCTGATGAACCTGATATTCCATTTGTCCCCGAAGTACCTCCCGAACCTGCAGTACCATTAGTTCCTGAAGAACCTGTTCCTCCTGATGTTCCTGACGAACCACCACTTCCCGCAGTTCCGCTTGTTCCGGTTGAGCCCGATAAACCATTAATACCTGAAGTTCCCGAACTACCATTACTACCATTTACACCCGACGTCCCACCTGTTCCTGATGAGCCACTTGTGCCTGACGTTGCAGAACTACCGGATGACCCCGAGGTGCCATTACTACCTGAAGTTCCGCCTATACCCGATGTTCCCGATGTGCCTGATGTTTGAGACGACCCTAAAATAGTTTCTTTGGTAACTTTATATGTGCCAGTTTCACCACTATTATTCATGATAAAATATGCGCCCGTAGTATTTCCAGTATAAAGGGGTAATTCGTTAATTCGTTTATTGGTAGCCATTTAAGTAAATATTTTTTTAAAATTCATATTGTATTTCTACGTTATCCTGTGTTTTTAATACTTTATAATCAGCAGTCATGATAAAGTAATTATCTGTTTTAAGATTAATTATTGATACATTTTCATCAACATAAGCATTTTGATAATCCTGCTCGTTTGTTAACTCAAAGTCATATAATTCCGAATAATCTAAAATAATATCAATTTTTGGAGTATCTTTAATCGTAATTAACTCAAAATCATATAATTCGGAATTATCTACGATTAAATCGACATTTTCTTTATTATCAATTATATAGTCATAAAACTCTGAATAATCTAAAACAATGTCCAACTTGGACCCATAAAACTTTAAAATATTCTGACTATTCATATTTTAATAAATATCTTTCATTTGGTTTGATATTTATATAAAAAATATATCTAATGAATAATTTTATAAAAAACGTTATTGAGGAGAAATTTGCGTCAAAAGCACAACAAAGGTTCTTTTATGCTCAAGCAGGTGAAGGTGGAAAAAAAGGTAAAAAATGGGGTAAGTTAGCAAAAGAATTTTCAGATAAAACAAATTACGATGAAATACCGGATAAGGTGGAGGAAGAAGAAATTGAAGAAATAATTGATGATAACGGTAACATATCAACAAGTAAATTGCCATTAAATTTTAACATAAAACAAACAACATCTAAAAGAACATCTGACGATAATCAAAAAACTCGCGCTAATATGATGGGTAATTATGGCACAACAGGTGTTCAAAATTATAGAAAGTATTGGATGGAAAGTAGAAAAATAACTAAAGGTGAAATACTTGAAGTTGCGTTAGGTGATACATTAGGTGCCGATGAAACTATATTAAAAGATAAGTCATATAAAGAAGCATATTTGTATTTTACAAAAGAATTGGGATTACCAAGAGAAAAAGCACTTGATAAAATGGCGGACTTAGGTTACAACGAAGATTTACCTAAAGGTCAAGTAATAATGGTTGAAAACCCTAAAAAATATATTGAAGAATATATTGATGAGCTTTTAAAAAATAAAAATAACAATAATGAATTGGTTTCTAAAGATGAAGAAATTGAAGAAGTTGAAATTAATCCAATAGTAAAAAGACAAATCAACTCATTAAAAAATAGTATGAAAACTTATGGTTTGAAACCTGACCATATAATGAAAGGTTTGAAAGACGATGAATAAAGAATTAAAAGATAGAGTTTTTAATATTCCACAAAATATATTAAACCAAATTAACCATACGGTTGGTGGTTTAATGGGTAAACATGCCGATGGATTAATGAGAGCTAAAAAACTTTTATCGGATAAAACTGTTACTTACGGACAACTAAAAAGAATTATTCACGATTTACAAACAATAGACAAGGTTAAGGATAGAACAAAATACAACTTAGCCGGTGGTGATTTAATGAATACTTGGTCTAAACAATATTTACAAGGAGAAAGAAATTCTGTTAGTAACGCTAAAGATTCAAGAAAAAGAGCAGATGATATTGGTAGTATTACAGGAGAAAGAAGAAACAGTCATTTAGCCTCACACAAAAAAAGAGATAATTTTAGAATACCAACAAACCCATTAAAAAGCAACTCAGATAAGACATCGGTTTCATCGATAATAACAAAAGGTTTATTTGAAGAAATTGAAAAAATTAAAAAATTAATTATTTACTAATATGGAAAAGAAAACACAATTAGAAATATTGGCAGAACAATACAGACAAGAAGTCGTATCAAAAAATTCTTATAGTTCAAATCAAATTTATGATTCTAATAATCCTAATGCACTATCTAATGGTGACGAAAAAGGTAAAGGAGAATTTAATGGTCGAATAGGTTCTTCAGTTGATATTCAAAATCGTATTGGCAATTTAGCAAAAAATACTTACAACGAAAATAGTATATACGATAGTAACAATCCTAATGCGCTTTCAACCGGTGACGATAAAGGTAAAGGTGATATGTCCGGTCAGGTTGGTTCTTCTGTTGATATACAAAATAGAATTTCAAACCTATCTAAAAACACGTATAATGAAAAGTTTACATATGATTCTAACAATCCAAACGCATTATCAAATGGTGATGACAAAGGTAAAGGAGAATTAAACAAAAAGATTGGTTCACTAACTGATATAAATTCAAGAAATGAAGTTATAGCTAAAAACACTTATAATTCAGAAAATCAATACTCATCAATTAATTTAAACGCACTATCTAATGGTGACGATAAAGGTAAAGGTGATTTAAATGGTCAAGTTGGTTCTTTAACTGATATAAATGTAAGAACTGATGTTGTTGCAAAAAATAAATACAACAACTCTAAAGGTTATCCTGATTTTGTAATATGATTACCAAAGAACGAATTATCAATTTAATAAACGAACAAACTTACAAGGGTAACTCAAAAACCCAGCCACTTATTAATGCGATAAAGAAAAGAAATACCGTTACTTTTTACTATTCAGGTCCAATTAAACCTAAAAAAGATAGTGTTAAAAGAGGAACGAGATATAAGGCCGAAGTTATGGCTTTGGGGGTTACTAAAAAAGGTTACATGGCAATTCGTGCATATGTTCAACCACCGTCTACATCAAAAAAGGGTTTTAAGAAACATGGTTGGAGAACATTTTTGGTAGGTCGTATGAGTAATATACAAATTAATACTGATGAAGTATTTGATACAAAAAGACCCGGTTATAAAGAAGGTGATGATAGGTCATTTAGTGTAACTTATGCTAAAACAGATTGGGGCGTTAAAAGTAATCCTAAACCAATTGAAAAACCAACACCACAACCTAAAATAGAACCAACTACAAAACCGGAAACTAAAGTAGAACCTCAAAAAACTGAACTGCCACAACCAAAACCGGTTGAAAAACCGCAAGCAGAACCAACACCACAAACTAAAAAGCCGGAGCCCGAAGAATTACCACAACCTAAACCTGATGAGGGTCCATCTGAAAATCCGGAAACGCCCGAAGAAGATGAAGATGAAAATCTTATGGAAAACATTAAACGAATAAAAGGTTTAATGTTATTGTTAAATTAATTATAATATTAAAAAAATATAGATATGTCACAGGGAAACAACGGATTAAATGCTGGCCCAATTTCAGCAAATGATTTAATGGCTAAATTAGCTAAGGCAAGTAAAGTAATGAAAAAAGTAGAGGGTGGTAATTTCACAAGAGGTAATGTTAGCGAATCTATGTTATCAGATGGTTATGATAACGAAGGTGAATACACACAACAACCTTACACACAACAAATACCACAACAAATGCCACAACAATATAGCACACCCGATTTTGACGTGTCAAGAATACAAAACTCTAAATTACCCGATGCAATTAAAAAAGCAATGATAGAAAACCCAATCTCTCAAATCTCTCTAGGTGAAACACTTGACATGGATTTTGTAAAAGGTGCAAAACGATTAATTGAACAAGAAAATCGTGCAAATAATCCATCACAACCAAAAAAACAAATCAAACCCATACAGACGGTAGGTGACAATATTGATATGAATGCAATTACAATTTTAATTGAAAATACAATTCGTAAGGTAATGGATGAAAAATTAAATCAAATATTAACTGCACAAACAACTTCAACAATTAATGAAAATCTTGTTTTGAAAGTTGGCGACTCAATCTTTAAAGGTAAAATAACTGGAGTTAATAAATCCAAATAGATTTGTTTTTTAATTTTTTTTGTTTATTATTTGAATAATAGTAAACATATGTCAAAAATTAAAATCCTCGCAATACCATCCGATTCACACGGTGTTGGTAAATTCAGAATCCTTGACCCATACAAATATATTGGGGATAATTACATTAATGATATCCACGTGGATATTTCTTTTAATGTACCTAATACGAACGAATCCTTCAATGGGTACGACATTGTAGTATTTCATAGTTTTATTCATCAAACATCTCAAGAAGATAATGTCAATCGAATCAAGTGGTTAAAAACACAAGGTATTAAAACTATAATGGATATTGATGATTTTTGGTCACCAGACCAAAGACATCCAATGTATCAACAAATTGTTGCGTCAAGAATTGCCGAAAGAAAATTGGAAATGTTACGATTGGTTGATTACATTTCAACAACAACACCTATTTTTGCTAAAACCATACAAAATAAGTTAAACACAAAAAATATTCTAATTTTTCCAAATTCAGTTAATGATGAGGAGCCACAGTTTCAACCCAATCCAATTAAATCAGATAGAGTGAGATTTGGATGGTTAGGTGGTTCGTCACATTTACATGATATTGAATTAATGAATGATGGGATTGCAACTACATTAGATAATATTAAAGATAAAGTACAGTTTGTGTTGTGTGGATTTGATTTAAGAGGTAATGTAACCGAAATCGATAGGAATACTGGTGAACAAAGA